GATGCAAAATCCTGCTTTAGAGGGTGCTTTAACTAAGCAAATGGCTGCTAATGTAGCTTCTACTTTAGAGTATGCTTTACTTGACACGGCAGACGTATCTAATGCTCCTGCTTCTATCTTCGCTGATGGAACTGCAGGCCCAACAGCTGTTACTGCTGCTGACTGGGTAGAGATGGAGACTGACTGCTTAGCTTTAGGCGTAAACAGAGAGGGAGCTAGAATGGCTTACCTTTTAGATATGGATGCTTATAAGACTGTTAAAACTTTAGCTCAAGTTGCTTCTGTTTCTCCTTTATGGGATAATTCAGATGCTCGATTAAATGGTTATTTTGCTTTCCATAGTGCTAATGTAGCTGCTTCAGGGACTGCTAGTAAAGCTCACGCTTTATTCGGAGACTTCTCTAAAGTACACATTGCTCAATTTGGTGGATTAGATGTATTATTTGATCCTTATACTAACGCAACTTCAGGACTTCCAAGAATGGTTGTTACTTCTTTAGTTGATGGAGATGCAGTACAAAATGATTCTTTCATTAAATTGATCGAAGCATAATTATTACAAATTAGGTTGGAAAGGGGAGCTTTGCTCCTTTTTCCCTCCTTTTTTTAAAACTTTAAGAAATAAATATAGAATTTAAAAACCTATATAAAATGAGATATTTAGAAGTAGTAGCGTATCACGATACGCAAATAGTAAGCACGGCAGATCTGAAAACACATTTGAGAATTACTTTCTCAGATGATGATACTTATATTGCTGCTCTAGAAAAAGCTGCAGTACAAAGAATTGAGGAATTTTGTAATATCTTTTTGCTAGAGACTACATTAAGGCAGTATGGAAACACCTTAAAGGATCTAAATATTTTATTTAAAAGTCCTATCACTAATGGGTCTTATGATGTAAAATATAAAAAAGATGGAGCTTGGACTACTTTTACATCTAGCACAGAATTAGTGCAGCATATCAAACCGCCTAGAGTTTATATAAATGAGGATGCTACTGAGCCTACTGCAGACGATATCTTTCAGGCGTGGCGATGTGATTATATAGTAGGATGGGGAGCTGCAGGAGATATTCCAGATCCAATCATTCAAGCTATTAAAATAGTAGTTGCAGATATGTATGAGAATAGACAGTCTGTAATAGTTGGTAAAATGGTTTCTGAAATACCAAAGACAGCTCAGTATTTAATGAATCCATATAAAATACAAACTTTATAAAATGGCAGTAACAGTAGGAGAATTAGATACACCAATACAGATTCAGTCTGTTAGTTATTCAAATAATGCTGACTATGGAGGAGACCAGTCCCAAGCTTGGACAGCCGCTTCAGGAATTACTACTGTATGGGCTTATATGATTTGGAAGGGTGGCAAAGAGAGAGAAGAGGCAGAACAAAAAACAGGGATAACAAAAGTAGATTTTTATATACGCTATGAGACTTATAAAGATGCGATTTTACCAGGATGGAGAATTAAGCATACTTTAGCTTCAGGATCAGTCGTGTATTTTTATATAGAAGGAATTGCTCACATTGATGGAAGACATAGATATACAAAATTAACCGCAGTAGACAAAGATAATATAGCTTAATCAATGATAGGATCAGGAATAAATATGCAAGGAGGAAGAGTTCTCGGACAAAGAGAACTGATTAAGGCGATGAATAAGATTCCTTATGCGGTTAAAAAAAATAAATTCTTTATGGCTGTATTTAGACAAGCTGCAAAGCCTATAATTGCTGCAGCACGAGCTAATATAAAAAATGATACAGGCCAACTTAAAAAAAGTATAAAAGCTTTTAGTACTAGAGCCTCAAGAAGACTTCCTGCTTTATATGTAGGGCCAAAGGCTACAGGAGGAAAAGCTACAAAAAACAGTCAAAGAGGAGGAGGTTTCTATGGAGCGATAGTAGAATATGGATCAGTATATTCACAACCTGCACCTTTTATGAGACCTGCTTGGGAGCAATCGAGAACAAATGCAGAAGCAATATTATTAAAAGGAGCTGAAGCAATAGTAGAAAAAGTCCTTCAAAGAGAATTGAAAGGAGCAAATAGAATGTATAAATAATGAGATCAGGAGCAATCATATATCCACTTTTGCTAGCAAGTGCAGGCGTAGACGCAATCGTAGGATCTAAAATCTATGCAGTTAGAGCGGTGCAAACTACAGAGCCTCCTTATATAGTGTATAGAGAGATCAGTTCAACTCCTACAAACACGAAAGGCGTTTCTTCAGATATTACAGCCGATCCTAGAGTTAATCAAAGATCTATTTTAGATATTACTACAGTACAAATAAGTTGTTTTGCTCCTACCTATGCAAGGGTAGAAGACTTAGCAGTCCAAGTACGATCCGCTTTAGATAGAGAATGGGGTACAGCGACAGGATCTTTTTCAAGTGATATTTATTTAGATTCGTGCGTTTACGATTCTTGTCTTGATGATTATGATGACGACTATGGAGATGTAGGAATATATATAAAGCATCTTGATTTTACTTTAAGGATAGCTCGATTAGATATAGATTAAAAATTAAAAATTAGAAATTATGCCAACAATAACAACAATCACAGAATACACTCGAGGGGAGAAAACTTTTCCGATAGGGACTAAGATTAATGTAACTTGGGAATTTGCTGCGGAACTAGCTGAAGCAGGAATATGTAAGCCTGTAAAAACAAAAAAGAAAGCTAAAAAAATTAAAAAAGTAGAAGAGGATGGCGACACTAACTAGCACTCAGATAACAGAAGATGGAATAGCAGTTTCAGGAACTACTCTAGACGCAAGTAATACTTTTACCAATACTGGCAAAGAGTTTATTTATTTTGCTAATGATAGTGGGGTTACCAAAACTATTACTGTTACAGCTCAGACTACTTCTGTAGATGATCCCCTGTATGGAGAGCTTACAAAAGCAAATGCGACTTTAGCTGTAGCTAATGGGGCTACTGCTTTGATAGGGCCTTTTGCGGTTGAAGCATACAACGATACAAATCAAGAAACAACTTTTGCGATCACTCCGTATGATGCTGCGGATAGAGATAGCGCACAAATACTGTATGTATAATGGCAATGGAGCAAGGAGTTATTAATGGAGGGAGAATGGTTTTATACCTCAATTCGGAATTGACTATATTGTCAAGCAGTTTGAGTTGGAGCATAGATCATAAAGTAAGAGATACTACTTGCAGGGAAGGAAACGCTTGGAACACATCAATGGGAGGGAATAGAGAATGGTCAATGACCTTAGACAATGCTTTAGCTTTTAGAAACTCAAGCGGAACTTTATACTCAGCGACTGCAGGACAAATAGGAATAGATGATATAATATATGATAATATAATAAATAGAGAGAAAGTAAATGCTCAGATTACCATAGTAGGTCAGCCTACTGGTAATTATAAATGGTCTGGGGACGCTTACATTACAGGAGTTGAAATGTCCACTCCGATGGAAGACTCTAGTACGTTTAGCTTAAACTTAGCAGGACTAAACTCTCTTAGATTAGGACAAACAGGAACTCAGGCTTAAATTGAAGACTATAGTTAAAAAGAATTAATATTAATTAAAAAAATAGAAAAAAATGGCGACGAACGGTGTTATAAATGGGACTAAGTTTGGAGTTTATGCAGCAGGAACTAAGATAGGATATGCTACATCTGCTTCAATATCAATTAATCACAATCTTAGAGATACTTCTACAAAAGACTCAGGAGGTTGGAGAGATCAATTAGAAGGACAAAGAGACTGGGAAGTATCAGTTGAAGGAATGTTAATTTTTGTAGATGGCTCAGGTGGTGCTATCTCTGACATTACTGCAAATGAACTGTATAGCTCTTACATTGCTTCAAGAACAGAATTTGAAGTGAAATTCAGTACTGAAGTATCTGGAGACGTTAAATGGACAGGAAATGCTTTTATGACTTCTTTGTCTATGGACACTCCTAATGAGGACAGCTCTACTTGGAGCGCATCATTCTCTGGGACTGGTCAGTTGACTCAAGCGACAGTATAATCAACTAGAGCGAATCCTTGCTGCCTTTTTATTTCTTAAAGGGGTGGCTTGGATGACCTCTTTTATTTATTAACCTTTAAGAAATAGAAAAATGAATTATGAAATAATAGAAATAGATGGAAAAAAATTTCCTATCTTTTTTGGATTTAACGGATTAAGAAAATACTGTAGAAATACAGGAACTTCTTTAAACAAATTGATGACTTTAGGGCAAGACATTAATTTAGATGAAGCCCTAAATTTAGTGCTAGTAGGAATAGAGGAGGGATGCAGAAAGTCAGGCGAAAAATTTGAGTTGTCTATAGATGACTTAGGAGATATGCTTGACAACGATATGGATGGACTTGCTAGAGCTTTAGAGTTGTTTGGAGAGCAAATGGGGCAAAATGTAAAACAAGCAGATTCAGGAAAAAAAAAGGGAAACGTACTGAAGAAGTAGTTGAAATTACATTTGACTCGATAGAGCAAATAGCTTTAGGAGAATTGAGAGTGAGTATGGAGGAGCTTGATAATATGACTCCGAAAAATTTTTTAAACGCTCAGATTGGTTATGGCAAAATGAATCAATATAGAGAGCAAGGAGAATGGGAGAGAGCAAGATGGATGGCGTGTGTGATTATTAATCCTCATTTGAAAAAAAGTATTAATCCTAAAAAACTGACTACTTTTCCTTGGGAGAGAAAAAGCAGTAAGAATGTAAAAAGAGATATTGAGAGACTGAGAAAAGAATCTGAATATCAAGATAAGATAGAAGAGTTAAACAAAAAGAAAAAGAAAGATGCCTAAAAAAGCCTTAGCCTCCTTAAATGTCGTAATTAATGCAGTAACCTCTCCTTTATTTAGAGGACTATCCAAAGCTTCAAAAAGAGTAGCTGCCTTCGGTGCTAGAATGAAAGCCGTAGGTAGATCTATCTCTATGAACTTCTCTTTACCTTTTGCAGCCGTAGGAGTTGCAGGAGCAAAAATGGCTATTGACTTGGATAAAAATATGACCAAGATTAATACCTTGGTAGGAATATCTAAAAAAGAAGTAGCCGAATTTTCGCAGCAAATAATGGGATTATCTGGGGAAGTAGCTCAAGCCCCTGCAGATTTGGCCGATGGTTTATTCTTCTTAACTTCTGCAGGTCTAAGAGGTGCAAATGCAATGGAAACTCTAGAGCAAGTCTCTAAAGGTGTTGCTATCGGACTTGGAGAGCAAGCGGATCTCGCAAAAGTGGCGGCAGCCGCTCAGAATGCTTATGGGGCTGATACCCTAACTGCTTCAGAAGCCTTAGATGCCTTTGGAATGGCTGTAAGGACTGGTATGTTCGAGTCGGCTGATCTTGCTGAGTCATTAGGAACTCAGGTAGGTATGGCTGCAGAATTAGGTATTTCTTTTGATGAACTCTTAGCTAATGTATCTGCTTATACTAGAACGACTGGGGATGCGAAAAGTGCTACGACAGGCTTTGGAGGAGTGATGATGGCGTTTGCCAAAGAAACCGCAGGAGGAGAAAAAGCTTTAGAGAGTGTAAATATGTCTTATGAAGGTCTGAGAAAGATGCTTCAAGAAAAAGGATTACAAGAAACTCTATTTGCAATGAAAGACGCTTTCGCTCAGAATGGCGTACAAATGACAGAATTTTTCGGAAAGTCTCAAGCAGTAAAAAATATTATGGGTGTCCTTGGAGAGCAAGGAGAAAACTATAAAGGAATACTTGAGGAGATGGAGTCGGCTACAGGAATGGTAAGCGACTCTTTCGATACTGTCTCAGGTACTACAGGCTTCAAGATGGAGCAATCCCTACAAACGATGAAAAATGCAGCTCAAGAGTTGGGCGTTATGCTACTGCCTATATTCACTAAAATAGTTGAAGGGGCTACAGGTCTAGTGAAAGTATTTACTCAATTAGATAGCGGACAAAAGACCTTAGTAGTAGCAGCAGCGGCATTAGTTGCTTTTGCAGGGCCGCTCTTGACTATGATGTCATCTTTAGTTAGTTGGGGAGGATTAGTGGTAGTTATCTTAGGAGTAGTAGCTGCGGCTATTGGAGGTATCATAGCTGTCTTTTATATGAACTGGCCGCAAATTGAAAAATTCCTAGTTAATACAGTAAACTTTTTTAGAGAGCTATATAATGAATCAGTAGTATTTAGATCAATCCTAGAAGGTATCATAGGTGTTGTTGGGGTATGGGGGCAAGTATTTTCTAGTTTTTATCAAATAGTTTTCACAGTCCTTGCTAATATTGGATCGTTTGCAAAAAAGATTTTTAGCAATTTAGGGGGATTAATCAAAGCGGCCTTTACTGGAGATGTAAAAGGAATCAAGAAAGCTCTTAAAGGACTCGGAAAAAGTGTATTCGATAATTATAAAGAGATAGGTAAAAAAATAGGCTCTGAAGCTAAAAAGATTGGTAAAACTGCGATGGAAAAGATGCAGGAAGCTGCAGAGAAGGTAAAAGATAATAAGAAGCTTGAGCCAATGAGTTGGGATGAAATTGTCGCAAATGTTAAGCAGGGAGCTATGGAGATGGGATCTTCTTATTTAGAGACGATGAAACAGTCTCCTTTGTGGGATATGTATGCTCCTATTATCGATAAAGTAAAAGGAGGGATGGAAACTCTTAAAAGTCTGATGAGTGGAGCAGGTAGTTTGATTGGAAACACAGGAGGCGTAATTACGTCAGGCGATGATGATCCAAGTGGAGGCGATCCTAATGCTAGTACCGATGTAACCTCTGAAGTTGGAAAGCAATTAGAAAAAAGAAAGACACTACTACAGCAATACTTAGATTGGTCATCTTCAAATTATGAAGGATTTGCTGCTAAAGTAGGAGAAGTATGGGGCGAAATAGAACAAGTTGCGAGTTCCGCTCTAAATGGAATAGGAAATCTTATGGCGGCACAGCACGAAAAAGCGATGACTGAGCTTGACAATGAAAACAAAAGAAAGCAACAAGCTTTTGATGCAGATTTTGAAAGAGAGACAAAGGCGATCGAAAATTCTAAAATGACGCAAGAGCAAAAAGATGAAGCTTTAACAAAATTGAAAGAGAAGTTCGATCAGAGACAGGAATCGATGGACAAGGCTGCAGATGCAAAGAAAAAAGCTCTGATGGCTAAACAAGCTAAGAGAGACAAAGCAATGAAAATAGCGAATGCTATTATGGCTACAGCTCAAGCGGTTGTACAAGCTTTGACTGCAGGGCCAATTTTAGGCCCAATTATGGCAGGAATAGTAGGAGGTCTGGGGGCAGCTCAAGTCGCTGCGATTGCTGCAACGCCAATACCACTTGCAAAAGGGGGACTTGCTTTTGGCCCAACTCAAGCAATCGTAGGGGATAACGTAGGAGCGGCTCACGATCCAGAGGTTATTGCTCCGCTTTCTAAACTGAAAGGAATGCTTGGGACTGATATGGCCTTAAATGTAGCAGGGGTAGTAAAAGGAAACGATATTTATTTATCAAATAGAAATACAGACGAACAAAGAGAAAGATATATCTAATGGCATATAATAAAACCTACAGCTTTAATTTTAGCTCGACAGCG